TTCTTGGTATCTTATGGATGCTGGAATACTTCATGTGGCTGCTAACTTTGGGGAAATACACCGTTATCAACTAGTAGTAAGAAGATTATTGTCACATTCTACCAGTAATGATTTGGTTCAAGTTACTGTTGCACCAAAGACAGTACATGACAAGTTGCGATATTACTTTGACACCACTCTGAGTGGGTGGTTAAATAAGGTAAACAAGCAGGGATTAATGGACAATTTCAAAATAACATCAATGGGATGTACATTGTCATTAGATAAATCATTGATAGAAGAATTAAAAAACAAAATACATCAGGATTTTGAAGTATTCATAAACTGAGAATTTAGTTTATCAAATTTCCCACATTGCTTAGAGCATTCAATTAAGGGCTCATTACTCCATGTTTGTTCAATAGAGTTAAAGTAGTTACTAGCAAACATATCTTCCAATGATTGTGTATTGAGATTAGGAAGCATGTCTATCTTGTCCATGTAATCAATTCTATTATCTTGCTTAGGTAACACGTGTTCAAAATTTAACCAGCAACATGGAGTTACGTTACCACTAGCCGCTACATATATTTGTTTGTATTTTTTAACTTTACAATCAATAACAGGCGCGCAATCAGTAATGTTATCTTGTACTAGTTTTGTAAATTTTTTACTATAGTCAGTTGGATATAAGATGTTGATTGTTTTGCCTGTATTGTCTAACACATGAAATTTGTCGTTCTGAAATCTAGTAGTATGCTTCATTGTGAATAGTTCAAATTTCAAGTCTTTGCTTAACTGCTCACATGCCTCAATCTGGTGTTCGTTGTGTTGAAATACTAGCATATTCCAATGCGCTTTTCCACCACCATCGATGTAGGCTTTTGCATTCTCTATGATTTTATGCCAATCAGTATCGATTCTATACAAGTGATGGGTATCATCTAATCCATCGATACCAAATACTACTCTGTCACAAACTTTGGCTAACTCACTCCACCAAGACGTTGTTCTAGCACTACCGTTCGTATGCATTGATGTGAACAATGATGGGTTTACTTCCTTTATATACTTGAAAATTTCCAAGCAGTCTTTAGCTATTATAGGATCACCTAAGTTACCGCACATGAATAAACTATTAAGTTGTGTTAAGAAGTGTACAGGGAACCATTCTTTAAATTGATTAAGTGATATTTCTTCTAGTTCTATTAATGGGTTTAATATCCCTCCGTTGATTCTTCGGGGACACATTGGACATTTAGCTTGGCACTTGCTTGTAAGTTCCAAATGTACATCACGTATATCATTAAAATTGTACATTACTTGTTGTTTCCTATAATCATGTATCTTGTATATAGTGGAAGTTCTAATTGACCCTGCCAAAGTATATTGATATTTGACTGTTCTTTGAAGTGTTCTAAGCTATTAGCAGTTCTAACATGTTCTTCTATGTTATAGTTATTGCTTTGTAATACCAATAAGCTATTGTATGGTAGCCCGGACAACCAAATCTCATACTGATCCTGAGTAATATGTTCGCATGATGTATTGATAACAATATCACTGTCAGAACGTACAGTACACATGTCGCCGGTCACTGCTTTAAATCTACCTTGAATTTCTTCACCCTTATTCATCATAGTAGCAATTGACTCACAACTAGGATCAATATCAATGCTACGTATAGTTGATATGTTCAACTTACTTTGAAACAACATACTGGCTAACACACCGACCCATCCACCGTGAATGTCAATTGACAGTTTTGTTTTATTGATATATGGGCGAACAACAAAATCTAAGTTATCTATCAGCCACTCTTTGCTCTTAAGTTGTCCACTCCAAAATGCATCCATAGTACGCATTGGGTCATTACTTTGTCTAATTGCTTGCATCCAGTAGTGCAAATGTGTTGTGTCTACGTTCATAACTTTTCTTTTGGTATCTTGCTGTCAGCACTAGAAACACATGACGATGTTGTACAAACTACCGGCTTATTAAATATAGCGAAACCTTTGCTTAGTGACCCTAGTGGTAAGTCACCGCAACTATATGAACGCTTTACTTCATCACTACGTATAACTATACCTTGGAATCCACTATTGCACATCCATCCATTGAAGTTGTTGAACCCAAAGCTGTTGAATCTTTCTGCTTGATCCAGCCACCATGTCTTATTAGTATCATCTATGAGTTTGACTTGTAGAACGGGGTCATCATTGCTTTGTTGCGGAAATCCATTACGCATAAGTTGTACCATCTCAGCAGTATAGCCCTCAACTAAGCCGTTTGCTTGTTCATTAGATTGTGGCTTTAATGTAACGTTGATTCCCCTCTTATGTAACCTATCACAACGGTCATACAATTCTGTAAAGTGTCCAGGCACCATAACTTGATTGACAGTAACAAATACATTGTTCTTTAATAAGTAGAGAATCTTGTCTCCAAATTCAATTTCGTCTGCAAACTCATGGTGAAAGCTAGCGGTAATACTACGGCGTCTACTTAGTTGAGTTGTGTCTAACCATCGTTCCCACCATTGAATGCCTGGGCTCAAGTTAGTTGTCATGTGTACACTATCATACAACACCTTGCCCATTAGTACGGGTAAGTGTTTATATGCTGTAGGTTCACCCCCACTGAACGACCAATGAAACTTAGTGAACCCGTTACTAGATGCTTGGAATCTAATATTGTCTATCGCACGTGTATAGACTTCTAATTCTTGGTGATCAGGGGTCTGACTATTAGCATAGGGCCAGCAGTAGCTACACTTATAGTTACAGAATCTACCCAATATCCAACTGACGCTAAACAAATTTTTGTCTAGCATTGTGTCTTGTCCAAACTTAACTATCCTATCAAACGGAATATCACTGAAGTTGTTTGGTGTATTCATCGTGTAGCCATTCGTAATTGTTGATTAGTTTTAATTTCTCACTATCATTCTTGTGTGTTTCCCCGTATAGCTTACCCATCAATGCTCCACGAATTGTTTCACGACCATACTGTTCTTCAGACCCAACACTACACCAAGTGAACAATCTATCTAGTGTCTCACTTGATTGTTGTCTGTCTATGATTTGGCTAGACAGTTTGACACATTCACGGAAACTTGTTCGCCATGCACTAAATTCATCTGTGTTAAATTTATGTATATTGCTTATGATGTTTACAGGTTCGTACAATGTGCTGATGCTAGTAGTCATATCT